GTTCACTAACCTTCACCGTATGGCGAAGCGTGACTTTTCTGATCCTACCATGCTCGGCTTCCTCGCAGAGAACGATCTCAAGCGAGGGACCATCCCGAAGTTCGCAGAGCGGCTATATATGTTTGCCCATCTGGCGGGCTTCTGTTACTCCCCGATCTTGGCATACTGGCGCATCCTGGACACGCTGTTTGACATTCCCGAGTACGTATCTGGGATCCGTCGAACGCAGAATCCGGCCGACTTCGATCAGTTCCGTGCCCATGCTACCGCACTCCGCAACCTGCCGCTGCCCGCCCCTCTTGCGAACATTGTGGCGCACGTCACACCACGCAACGGGACGTACCTTCTCACCCCGCTTCACGCTACAGCGACGGACGCGTTGTTCGGTTCGTCTCGTGTCATCGAGAACGCGCGTACATACGCGATCGCTGGCGCTACGACGTTCCCCAGCATTAAGTCGCCTAAGATCTTTGAGGAATACGCAGGTTCCTCCAGTTCGCTGAAGGCCTTCTACCAACTCACCGCGGCTCTGCATGACGTGCTGATCCCCTCAAACCAGGGATCCATGGATACGGGCTATCTGTACTCCAAGTCGGCTACGCTATTCGGCTTCACGTCCACCCCGTCGCCCGTTGGAAACCCGCCTACTAAGGTGGTTGCCGATGGAATCGCGTTCGAGGGCGATGTGTCGACCTTCGCGGATGCGCTCCTTAGTGACCCAGTCCCCGCGGTGATCGCCTCGGGCCCGATTGCCCTGGTCACAACTCGAAAGGGCTACACCGAGGTGCCCTCTAACGTGTCGATCTTGCTTAGTGAGTCATACCGTATGGCGATTCCCCGCCGTATCGATGACGCCACTGTCACACGTACGCCCGCTAGGACGGGCGCTGACATCCTTGACTTCCGAGGCATGTCCACTGTGCCCCACGCACTCACTGAGGTCACTTGGAACCCTCGTTTCGACGCGGTCGTGCGACCATCCTATGAGTTCCCCAATACGCGTGCCTCCTGGTGCGTCGAGACGGGGCTTGATGAGGAAGACCTCTTTGTGTGGTTCAATACCCTCAAGAACATTGGCGATCCGCTCATTGATCACGTTCTCTCTACGTTCTGGGACGACGACGATCTTCTTGAGGGCGTCGTGGTGTCACGAGGCGTCGAGGCAAAGGAGCTGAATCTCTGCATTCGGTTCGCTACCCTCGGCGGCGTGAAGGTTCTGATGAATAAGGAAACCGAAGCGCCCTTCTACCCATCGCACCTAATTCAGCTTGCGGGCGACCGCATCGTGTCTGTTACGGATCTGGGTGCGCGCATCTATGCTCGCACCTCTTCTCCGGAACGGCCGAAGAAGCTGTTCTCGTCTCTCCGATGATTCGCGAGAGTGCCGTCGGGGCACGGGGGGGGGCTTCGGCCCCCCCTTCAGCCCCAGCATCCACTATCCCTGGCCTTATCAGGTACGGCGTACCCGACCTGGCTATCACGGACGGCGACGCCGTGCCTGTCCCTTTCTATGGTGAGCGTATTTCCAGAACCGATTGCTCGGCCGCGTTCAGGTCAGCCGCGTTCAAATATGTGGAAGTGGGGCGCGATATCGAGGATAGATCGGGGGCTCATCCACGAGAATGGTTAATGACCCCTGACTTATATCGCGCCTTCTCTGACAGAGCACGCACCCTCCTCAAGGGGGGACTGTCCTCCCAGGGGCTGAACGGCGCCTTCTCTGCGGACCAACTGAGCAAGTGGATGCCAGAGAATGGCGGTGCTTTTGGGTGGTACGTGCCACCTCTACTCAACTACGAGGCTCGGACTGAGCCGCGTTTCGACACGAGGATCACGGCATGGATCAGGCGTAAGATGTACACTGGCTGGCCTGACTTTCCATCCTTCATGCAGACTACACCACTTCGCGTTCCGACGGATAGTTCGCATGGTGCTCCTACCTTTGCATCAGGCATACCCGATTTGTTAGCGCACTTGGGACTTGCTTCCGAGATGTTGGAAGCGCACACCCCGGCTCGTGCCCACAGGCTGGCTAAGGAGGCTAACTCCCTTGCGAATGCCAGATTCCTGGGCGATAGAGCTGCCGTGATGACCCACTCACGCACGGGGCCTAATAAGAAACCGACACCCACTAGATTCTTCTCCGGTGGTAGGTTAACCGAAGCAGGCAGTACGACAGGACTCTTCTGTCGGCGTAGACACGTCCGAGGTGTGTCCACGTGGTTCAATGAGGTGATCCGCGGCCCTATCATGTGGTCGCAACTAGGCCTCAAAAGGTGGGGTGGTTTCTCTCACGGGTCTGACGAGTCTATGCAACGCAAGTTCAGAGACACGTATAGGCGTGCATCACACTTTGGCCCCGTGCAGCTGATCTCTGATGACTCCTCTAATTACG